TTGGCGGCCTTCCGCGATGCGGCCCCGGCCGGGCCGGAACGGGTCAAGGCGGAAGAGCGGTTGCGGGCCGCGCAAAAGGCCATGAGCAAAGCCCGCCGCTATCGGCCGGACATGCAACCCAATGGGCGGCCGTGGCCTTACTTTGGGGCCGCCATGACGGAAGACAACCCACGGCGGGGCCGCGTGATCCGTTGCGCCTTGTCGGCCGACGTTCCCGGCTTCCGCTTTGTGGGCAATGTCGAGCCGGACGGCCGCCGGGGCTCATGGGCGCGTGACGACGACTCCGGCTGGTATGCGGACCCGTTCGGGGAAGGCTGGAATCTTTGCCGGGGGGTTGTCTATCAACTGCCCGGCCGTGACGGGAAAGCGCGCTTTGTGGCGGGCTATGCGTTCAAGGAAGAGTGCGGCGGCCCCGCGCTCGACTTGGGCCACGTCTTCACGGAAGACATGCGCGGGGCTTGGGGTTGTGATCAGGACCCGCGCAACACGGATGCGGCCCGCGATGCGGCGGCCCATGCGGACGCTCTGGCAAAGGAAGCGGCCGAGTCCGAAAGAGAATATCAGACAGCATGGCACGCGGGCCAAGCGTGGGCGGACCTGAAGGCGGAAGAGGAAGCGGCCCGGACGGAAGCCCGCGCGATTCTGGCGGAACGGCGGGCCGCCATGAAAAACCCGGCCGTGTCCGACTCCGGGTTTTTCGCGCTTTGTGACGTGATCCGGGGCCGGGTCCGGGCTCTTGTGGACTCCATCACGGAAAGCCGGGCCAAGCGGCGGGAACTAGCGGAAGGCGACGACTCGCGGCTCATGTTCTGGAACGGGGAAGAGCGGTTGCGGGCCGCGTTCTGTGACGGGGCGGGCTTGGATCAATTCCCCGCGTGACGGAAGACAAGCGCGCGCGGCAACGGGCCGCGCAAGACAAGGCGGCCCGGCTGATCCGTCTAGGGGCCGCCTTGCTGGCGGGGCTCTTGGGGCTGATCCGGGAAGGGCCGCCGGGCTTGGCCTTGGGGCTCTTGGCCTTCGGGCTCTTCACATTGCTACGGCCGCCCCCTGACTAGACGACACGGAAGCCCCGCCAGCCCGGCGGGGCTTTTGCTTTGCCCGGCCCCATGAGCCCCGGACACGGCCGCCAGCGCGCCCCGTGGCCCCCATGAGCCCGCCGGACCTGAAGCCCGGCCGACGGCCGCCAGCGCGCCCCGTGGCCCCCATGAGCCCGGCCGCCAGCGCGGCGGACCTGAAGCGCGCCCCCATGAGCCCCGGACACGGCCGCCAGCGCGCCCCCATAAGCCCCGGACACGGCCGCCAGCGCGCCCCCATGAGCCCGCCAGCGCCAGAAAAGCCAATAAAAACAACCGATTGACGCCAAGGCGGGGCCATGCGGCCGCCAATGTTCCCGGAACGTCCCGCGAACGGCAATCCACGGGCACGTTAGCCGCGCCCGCGACCCACCCGAGGATGTCGGACCCTGTATCTGCCCGGCGGCCAGACGGGGGCTGAGCCTGTTACCTTGGGAGTCCCCTTCGTTCCAAAAATTCCACGGCCGTTACCTTGGGAGTCTCCCCCGTTCCAATTTTTCGGCCGCCCGCCGAGGATGAAGCCGCAGATCGTGAAGACGACGAGATCGAACGGGCTCACAACGGCAACTCCCCTTGCCCGTCGTCTTCGACCTCGGCCGAGGTCTCGTCTTCCGAAGGCGCATCGAAGGGCGGCAAGGGGACCGGGCCGTCCTGCTCCACCAGCAGGGGCTCCGGCCAGCAGGTCTCGCGCGGCGCGTTGTTCCCGTGCGCCAGCAGCATGTTGAGATGGATCACGCCGTCGATCCGGGTGATGTCCCCGGTCAGGATCGAGCAGCCCGTGGCGCTGGCCGGAAGAACCGCGCCTTCTGGCAGCGGCGACAGATCGTATTCCACGCCGTCGATGATCAGCGTGTCTTTGCGCACCGAGACGGACGGTCTGTTGTCGGCTCTCTGCGGGCTGAAGGTGAAGTGGAACATTGCAGGCTCCTATCCCGAGGACTATCCTACCCCAATGCTACCACGACAGGAGGCCAAGTCGATGCACGATCCGAGCGCACAACTGCGAACGATCATCGAGACCTACAGCCCGAAGAACACCGCCAGCGATGCCCACATGGCTGTCCGACGGGCTGCGCAAGCACAGCCGAGCGGCACCGATGCACGCAAACCCATGCTGGGCGTCGTCGATTCGTCGAGCCGCTTGAACCGGCGCGAGACCTGAAGTATCTTCCTCTGGTCGAGAGATCGCGGTCCCGCGCGGTGGGAAGGCCGAGTTCGTCAGCGTGCCCGAGAGGGATTCCGCGAAACGGATTCGGCCTTTTCGATTCGCATGAACCTGAGCGAGCGAATCCGAGCGAACGATTCGGGCGATCTCGGCAGCGCAGGGGTCGAGCGAGAGTAGGAAAGGCCCCCCGATTTTCAGGCCGGGAGGCCCCTCGCTCTCGCTCCACAGGCACCGCCCCTGACATGACTGGCCTCCCGGCATACTGCCTAAGTTATTGATTCGGTTCAAGAGGCGAAAAAATGTTGGGTCTAGGTCGAATTACCCCCTTCACAAGCAACCATCAGTAGGCTATGTAGGGTCATGGGCGGCCGACAAACGGGCTGCTTTAGGCCGCGAGATGGGGTGGAGTTCTTCGCTCGCTCGCGGCCGTCACCAACCGCGCACCGGAGAGACCCATGAACCAGATGACCAATCCCTCGACCCTCATGCACGCCAGCCGCCAGTGGGCCTCGCGCCCCGACGATCAGCGGTTCCTGTCCCTGACCGAACTGCACGACACCGTGTCGCGCGGCCGCGCCAACTCGAAGGCGACCGTCCTGTCCACCCGGCAGATCGAGGTCCAGCCCGCGAATGATGACCAGATGAAGGGCATCCAGATCGTCGGCCCGAACGGCGGCGTCACCACGCCGACCCACTGGTCCTTCGGCCAGCTTGCCGGGCTCGCCAAGGCCTCGGCGGGCTACCTTCGCACCCTGCCCGCGCCGATGGCGGCGGACTGCCTGAACTATGGCCTGCGCTTCAACCGTGACGCCGAGTACGTGGGCCTGCTGCTGACGAAAACGGATTCGCCCGAACTGAATGGCGACTTCGGCCAGATCGAACTGCGAGCGGCCACCGGCCCGCGCTACGGCCGTGTCTGGAACGAGGACATCGTGGCCGCCCTGATCAACAAGTTCGGCGACGGCCGCACGGGCGACTTCCGCGTGCCGGGCGAGTTCGGCAAGCAGGTCCCGATCACCCGCTCGAACACCACGATCTACGGCAGCGACCGCGATATGTTCGTCTTCCTCGCCGACGAAGAGCACCGGATCGAGATGCAGGACCGGCGCAACGGCCAGCCGGGCTCGCTGGCTCGCGGCTTCTTCGTCTGGAACTCCGAGGTCGGCTCGCAGTCCATCGGCGCGGCGTTCTTCCTGTTCGACTATGTGTGCATGAACCGGATCGTCTGGGGCGTGCAGGACTTCAAGGAGATTCGCCTGCGCCACACGGCCTCGGCCCCCGACCGCTGGATGGAAGAGATCGCCCCGGTGCTGATCGAATACTCGAACGCCTCGGCCGCGCCCATCGAAGCCACGATCCGCGAGGCGCAGCAGAAGCGCGTGGACGACGATCTGGACAAGTTCCTGAAGAACCGCTTCACTGTCTCGCAGGCGAACGCGATCAAGGCCGCCCACGAGCGGGAAGAGGGTCGCCCCATCGAGACGATCTGGGACGTGGTGACGGGCACCACGGCCTACGCCAAGACCATCCCGCACCAAGACGACCGCGTGTTCATCGAGCGCGCCGCTGGCAAGGTGCTCGATCTGGTCGCGGCCTGACGAGACACCGGGCGCGGCTCCCCCGACGCGCTCGGTCTGACCCCCGGCTATGATGCCCTCTGGCCGGGGGTCCCCTCTCTCCCTCCAAAACGGATTTTACCCCATGAACACGCCCGATTCCACCGCCGAGACCCCGAGCCGTCTGGTAGATGTCAACGGCCCGCGCCTGATCGTCCGGCCGCGCTCCGAGCGCCCCATGATGCTGCACGAGAATGTGGCAACGCTGACCCATCCCGCGACCGGCGAGCGCATCGAGATCAGCCGCAGCGTCTCCAACCCGTTCTTCTTCCAGATGACCGGGGACCTGCTGACCGTGAGCATCGACATCGCGCCGCTCATGCAGGAAGCCGCGCTGCACATCGAAGCGCGGAACGGCGTGCCCACGGCCTGATCACATGGGCAAGAAGGATCACCGCCGATACGGCTCGCCCTTCGACCCCAACTTCAAGGGCACCGGAAAAACCACCGTGCCGCCTGCGGCGGCAACTGCTCCAAACCGCAAAGAAGCCGCACGGCTGACCGAGGAACACAAGATGGACCATGACAAGTTCAAGACGCTCCGACTCACCTTGGATAGCAACCCGTTCGGCCGTTCCGGTGGTATCGACGAGATGATGAAAGCGGCGATGCACCGCGCCTTCTACCAAGGGGGCATCATATCTCGTGATGAACTGACCGGAGAGCGCGAGACCACAGCCTCCTACGCCTTCCGCGCCGCACGCGAGCCGGTCAAGGACTGGCTGACCTCGGCCGACGAAACCGCCTTCGACGACATCGTGGGCAATGCGGTCGCGCTTACCATGCTGCGCGATGCGATCACCGCGCCGGTCGAGCACGCCGACCTCTACAAAGCCTACGGCATGAAGATGCCCAAGGGCGCGCTGCTCTTCGGCCCGCCGGGGTGTGGCAAGACCATGTTCGCCCGCGCTGCGGCCACGGAGATGCGCCGCGTCTACGGCGGCGGGGTTGAGTTCCTGTCCATCTCGGCCACCGAGTTGCAGAGCGGATGGGTCGGCCAGACCGAGCAGCGCATCAAGGCGATCTTCGCTTTCGCCCGCGCCTACCGTGAGCACCGGGGCCACCCGCTGCTGGTCTTCATCGACGAGGCGGATGCCCTTCTGCCCGCCCGTGACGGCCGCAGGGGACTCCACTCGTGGGAGGAATCGCGCGTCTCGACCTTCCTCGCCGAGATGGACGGCGTGCGCGAGAGCGGGGCGTTCGTCCTGCTGGCGACCAACCGGCCCGACGCCATCGACCAAGCCGTTCTGCGGGATGGCCGCTGCGACTTCAAGATCGAGGTCAAGCGCCCTGACCAGATGGCGGTCGAGACGCTGCTGCGGCGGCAGTTTTCGGACGCTCCGCTGGCGGCCAAGACCACGCTCGACGAGATCGTGTTCGCGGCCGTCGAAGGGCTCATGGACCCCGAGAAGATCATCGCCGAGGCCCGGATGCTGAAGATCGGCAAGAAGCTGACGCTGGATCAGGTCGGCGGCCGGTCGTTCCTGCTGGAACACATCCTGTCCGGGGCGATGGTGGCCTCCATGAAGCAGCGCGCCATGCGCCACGCCTTCAGCCGGGACAAGGCCAGCGGCCAGTTCACGGGCATCTCGGTCGTGGATGTGCTGCACGCGGCGAATGACCTGTTCGTCGAGAACAAGGGGCTCGATCACAGCTACGCGCTGTCCGAGTTCATGCGCGAGACTGTCACCCTGCTCGAAGAGAGCGGCAAGCTGGAAGGAAGGACCCTGCAATGACCACCATCGCACAGCGCGTTCAAGCGGTCTTCGACCGCACCGTCACCGTCGAAGGCGGCCTGACCGAAGACCTCTCGCTGGCCGATGACCTCGGGCTCGATTCGCTCGATTCGATGGGCGTCGTCGTCGATCTCGAAACCGAGTTCGACATCGAGATCACCGACGACCAGATCGAAAGCTGGCGCACCGTCGGGGATGTGATCCGCACCGTGCAAGGGCTGGTGTCGTCATGGCCCGGCTGACTGATCACGAGGCCGATCTGGTCCGGCGCAACCCCGGCCTGTTCGACAAAGCCACCGAGGACGAGGCGTGGGCCATCCACCACGCCCGTCTCCGGGCGACGGCAGGACACGCCCCTTCCCGGCCCATCCAGCGCCCTGCGGGGCCGCTGGTGCGGCTGGTGGTGGATAATGACGCCGACCCGGACCTTCAGCACACGCTCGACGAGTTGGCCGACTGGCGGGCTCGCAAGGACCGCTTCGAGGCAGAGTGCTTCTGGTCGGACATGGGCATCGGTTTTCCGGCTCCCCCGGCTCGGCCGGAGCCCGCTCCGGCTCTGGCGGAAGACGTGATCGACGAGACGCGCGCCTCGTGGGGAGATAGGCTGGTTTTGGCCTTCTCGTGGATCGTGATGCTGCTGCCCGTGATCGCCCTTTTTGCGGGCTGCACAGCCACCGGGAAGGCCCCCGAGTGCCGATCCTGCATTGGGGCCTACGACGTGTCCCTGTCGAGCCATCGCGCGGCCCTGCAATGAAGAAGCTGCCGTTCCTTCTCGATCAACTGCCGCACACCGGGGCGTGGATGGATTCCGTCCCGTCGTCGCTGTCGAAGTTCATCACCCGAGGTCGAGCGGCGAAGCGTTTTCTGGTCGAGCCTGATACTGCCATGCACATTTTCGGGCTCATGTTCGAGCACCCGGACCTCTACGAATCGCAGCGCCAGTTCGCCAAGCCGCCGTTCCCGGACACCTACGTCGAGTTCCGCTTCGACGAAAGGACGGCCAACCCATTCGCGTTCGCCGGGGTGCTCCGGCAGGGAGATACTGCCACGCTACTGACAGCCGAAGCCGATCAGATCATCCGGGTCGATTTCAAGCAAATCCACTTCCTGCCCGATGGGCTGTTGGCGAAGCCGTGGCCCGGCCGGAACGTCAGCGCCGAGGAAGACCCCAACCGGCGCGTCGTGGCTTTCGCGGGCATGACCGAAGTTCTCTGGCTTCTCATGCACCGGCCGAATGTGGTCCGCATCGACAAGGTTCCGACCAAGCAACAGATCATCAAGGGCAAGCTGCGGCCGTTCCGGGCACACAGCGTCCTGACCATCGACCTGTCCCGGCAGGCCACGACGCGGATCATTCAAGACAATGGGTCACGCGGCCCGAATCGGGAGCACCAAGTTCGCGGATCGTGGGTGCATCTGGGGACCAGCCGGTCCTTCACCCACGATTGGCACCGAGTCGAGATGCCCGAAGGACGCCCCGAGCGATACGAGTGCGCCCGCTGCAAAGGCATCCGGGTCTGGCGGCGAGACCACGTTCGCGGCGACGGAAAACTCGGCACCAAATTTCACACCTACGAGGTCAAGACATGAGAGAGCAATTCGAGGTCATCAACTTCCGGGCCGGGTCCCTCGCCATCATCGAGCAGGCCAACCGGATCATCTCGGACTATCAGGCGCAGGGCTTCCGTCTGACCCTGCGGCAGCTTTACTACCAGTTTGTCGCGCGCGATCTTCTCCCGAACAAGCAGAG